AATCCTAAATAATAATGGAACCATAGACAAATACATGGGTGATTGTATCATGAGTTTTTGGAATGCCCCACTTGATTGTGAGAACCATGCAGAACTTGCTGTTAAGTCTGCAATAGAGGTCTTAGAGGCAACCAAAAACTTAAATGAAGAACTTAAACCACTTTCTCTTCCACCCATTAACGTGGGTATTGGTATTTCTACTGGTGAGTGTATCGTTGGAAACATGGGGTCAGAACTTAGATTTGACTATTCCGTCATTGGAGATGCCGTCAACCTCGGTGCTAGACTCGAGGGACAAACAAGAAATTATGATGGGGTGGATGTGTTGTTATCAGAAGAAACATATCGACAGTGTCCGTCTAGAGCATTCACTGAAGTCGATAGAATTCTCGTCAAAGGGAAAACTGAAAAGGTTACAATTTATACCCCAATCTTGGACTAACGAACCAGTAGACCCATATCTATATTATTCATTTTTGTTTCTACAAGTAGCCGATGTTTGGACAACCGACAGAGGGATAGATTACGATTGTGTCTTTGAAGAAAATCCTCTTTTACCTGAAGTTCCTCATAGAGATAGACTATTATTACATAAGACTCTATTCTTATCTCCTTTTTATGCTTTACAATCAGAAAAACGTCTAACCAACGGTGATATGATTGCTCCTATATTAATGACATCATATGTTGTTGACAATAATTTAAGAGTAATAGACCGTGCATCAAGACGGTGTCAAAAAAGATAATTTTTTTTTAAAAAACCTCTTGAAAAAATAGTATTTGATACTATATAATACTAGTAGGTGCTCAATGTCGAGGCCTACATTATAACTTGCTTAAAAAAGGAGAAAATATGACTATCTTTGATGATATCTATGGGAAATCATTCCCATTCGCAATCGGGTTCGACAGAACCTTATCCCTACTAGAAAGAGCTTCTCAAGTTCCTTCTGTAAACTACCCACCCTATAACATTGTTAAAGTAGACGATGAAACTTATCGTGTAGAAATGGCAATTGCAGGGTTTAAGAAAGACAATGTTTCTATCACAAAAGAAAAGGAACTATTGACTGTTGAGGGTAAACTAGAAGATAAGAATGAGACTGAGTTCGTTCATAAAGGACTTGCATCTAGAGCTTTCAAAAGATCGTTCACCCTTGCAGAAGAAATTGTTGTAGAGGGTGCAGCACTTGAAGACGGTATTCTAGTGATTACTCTTAAGAGAGTGATTCCTGAAGAATTGAAACCTGTTTCAATCAAAATTTCTTAAAACCCTATTGACTATATGACTCCACTTGTGATATAGTGGGGTCATATATTATAAATGGAGTATATTATGTTTAATCCTCAAATAGGAGATAGACTACCTGAAGTAGTCATACCCGTAAGAGTAATGGGTGAATGGGAAATTTTAAATACAAAAGAAACATTTGCAGATAAAAAAATTATCTTATTTGCTTTGCCTGGTGCGTTTACCCCAACATGTTCAACTCAACAACTGCCTGGCTTTGAAGAAAAGTTTGCAGAGTTCCAAGAGAAAGGTATTGATGAAATCTATTGTCTATCTGTGAATGATTCATTTACAATGAATGCATGGTTTAAAGAACAAGGAATTGAATATGTTCGTCCACTACCTGATGGAAACGGTGAGTTCACAGAACTTATGGGTGCAAGTGTTGAGAAATCAAATCTTGGATTTGGAATCAGGTCATGGAGATATGCACTTATGGTTAATGACGGTGTGATTGAGAAAGTATTTGTAGAGGACGGGTTTGGTAATAACATTGACAATGACCCTTATGAAGTTTCTTCACCTGAAAATATCTTAAAAAACCTCTAGTATTCGCGTGCTAAATACTGTATAATGAATACTATGTATCAAGTGATTAAAACATATGGTAATGATAGAGGGTTATCCACTGCATTTAGACAGTGGAAAGCAGATAGTCATTGTCGTTTAATTCACGGATATAGTCTAGGATTCAAAATAACGTTTCAAGCTAAAACACTTGATGAAAGAAACTGGGTCATTGATTTTGGTGACCTAAGTTCTCTCAAAAAGTTTCTTGAAGATACTTTTGACCACACGACTGTAGTCGCAGAAGATGACCCACAATTAGAGAAGTTCAAATCTCTAGATGAATGTGGAATTATAAATCTTGTTACACTTCCAAATACTGGTTGTGAAATGTTTGCAAAACATGTCTACGAATTTTGTGTCAAAGAGTATGAGAACTCTAGAGTCAAAATTAAAAGTGTAGAATGTTTTGAACATGGAGCAAACAGTGCTGTATTCGGAAATCTTTAGAAGTATACAGGGTGAAGGACACTATACAGGTGTTCCTACGGTATGGTTAAGATTCTTTGGGTGCAATCTAGAGTGTAATGGATTTGGTCAGAAAAATCCTAAAGACCCATCTACATATGAACTTCCCTTTCAAACAATAGACCTCGTAGACATTACAAAAGTTGAAGATTTACCAGTCTTTAAATATGGTTGTGATTCTTCTTATTCATGGTCAAAAAAATTCAAACACTTACAAAAAAATAAAACACCAATAGAAGTTGCAGAGGAACTTCAATCTTTAATTACATCTGACCAATATCATATTGCATTTACTGGTGGAGAACCACTACTACCAGCTGCACAAAAAAACATCGTTAAGATAATGGAATCGATGAACCATTATAACATTACTATTGAGACTAACGGAACACAAATATTAAAACAAGAATTTCAAGATTACTTTTCTTCATATGATAAAGAGTTATTCTTTTCTATCAGTCCTAAAATCTTCAACACTAGTGGAGAGAAGGATGCAGTCAAACCTGAAGTTGTCAAACAATATCATGACTTATCACAACAAGGACAACTTAAGTTTGTATGTAATGGAACAGATGAATCATGGGAAGAGATTGAAAATGCAATCCAATCCTTCCGTGATGTTGGGGTTAATTATCCTATATGGATTATGCCTGTAGGTGCATTAGAAGAAACTCAAAAAGATAATGCAGCTTCAATTGCAGAACAAACAATGGATAGAGGATACAATGTATCTGCAAGAGTTCATTGTTACATATGGGGCAACCAAATCGGAACATGAGTGTAAATATGATAACAAATAGTAGAGAGAAAGTCAGAGACAAGACTGTTCTTCTCTACAGTGGTGGTCAAGATTCAATAATCATTGACCATCTTTTACAGCCCGACATTCTATTGAATATCAGTATGAAATCTAATTACGACCATAGAGAAAGAAAGTCTATGAGTGGATTGGATGAGAGAATGATATTCCTTGATGATGTTCTAAATCTAGGACAATTTGAAAGAGACGATGCAATAGTTCCAAACAGAAATGCACATTTAATTCTTCTTGCATCACACTACGGAGAAACTATTTGGTTAGGTAGTGTAAGTGGAGATAGGTCATTTGATAAAGATGAGAAGTTTTATTTAAGAATGGAAGACCTTCTCAATCACATGTGGCAAGAACAACACTGGACTGAAGAAAGAAAATTTACAATTGAATCACCATATAAGAACAAAACAAAAACAGAATTAGTCAGAGAGTTTATTGAGGTAAAGGGTAAAGATTTTGCAGAGAGAGAACTGTTTCAATCCTATTCATGTTATGAAGGTAGACAGAAACACTGTGGTCAGTGTAAGGCATGTTTTAGAAAATGGGTATCATTGGTAAACAATAATATCTTTTTTGAAGATGACTATTGGGAAAATCCACCTTGGGAAGCAAACTGGCTTGACAATATTAAAGATGATGTGTATAATGAAACATACAGAGGTAAAGAGGATAGAGATATACTTAAAGCTATGATAATAAGTGAAAACGGAGAATGGAAATTATGAAATACGATAGCAGTTTAGGACAAAGAGTGAAAAACCACTTACTTGAGTTGGGTGTAGAGACACCTATGAATGGTGGAAGAGAACATAACATTGATGTTGTTGCAGACCATTTTAAAGTAATTATGGAAAAGATTGGATGTGATATGCATGATGATTCACTACATGATTCACCTCATCGAGTTGCATCAATGTTTTTAGATGAACTGTTTGTGGGTATGGATTATGATAAGTTTCCTAAATGCACAACCTTTACTAATAAGTTTTCGTTTGATTCAATGGTAGTTCAAAAGAACATCATTGTGAAGTCAGTGTGTGAACATCACTTTCAAACTATCTATGGTAAGTGTCATGTTGCATATATTCCTACAGGTAATGTTGTAGGTCTTTCAAAACTAAACAGAGTGGTAGACTTTTTTTCACGAAGACCTCAAGTGCAGGAAAGACTAACAGAACAAATCTATAGAGCTCTCCAGTTTATTTTAAAAACAGAACAAGTTGCAGTATACATGGAGTGTGACCATTTTTGTGTCAAGGCAAGAGGAGTAGAGGATGTGAACTCATCTATGGTAACAAGTAGATTGGGTGGTGCATTCTTTGATGATGATAAGACTCGTGCAGAGTTTATGCAAATAGTGAAATGATTAGTATACCTGATATAATTGGATTTGTTGGTGTTGCACTACTCATATCAACTTATGCACTTTTACAATTAGAACGTATAGACCCTAAGGGATTTTGGTATAGTTTTAATAATATGATGGTTGCAATTTTAGTAACCGTTAGTTTGTTCTACACACCTAACCTTGCAAGTTTAGTGATTGAATTTTTTTGGTTTATAATAAGTGTATATGGGTTATGGAAGTATTATAGTCGATGAATTTTGAATATGTAATCTCGGGTATGACCATGGGAACGGGTGACTTGTATTATAAGTCTTCTGTTCTTTTACCTTATGTTGACGTATTCAATAGAAAGATAAAGGACATAGATGACAAATACCAAAACCAAAATGTATCTATGTTATTCAATTCACATTGTGAACCTAAACACGGAGAGTGTATTCGTGAGTTAATGCCTTCATGGTATCAACACTTTGCAGATTCAGGGGGTCTACAGTTATCTAGAACAAAGAAGGGTCTTACTGATGAAATCAAAGAAGGTATCTATAAACACCAAGCTAAATATTCTGATGTTGCAATGATTTTTGATGACATCCCCACAGAGTTTGATGGGTCTAACAGTGGATGGTCTATGAAGACTTCTACAGTAGGAAGAAGATTTGCAAGAGAACTTATTAAAGAAAAGGCAAAGTCTACACTTGAAAACTGTAAGAGACAGATTGAAGTTTTTGATGAAATGGATTCTAGTGCAAAAATTTCTTTAATTGTTCAAGGTCAAGATTTAGAATCATATAGAGAATACATTGAGACTATTGTTGAAGGACTAACAGAAGAGGAATTAAAGTCTTGTTTGGGTATTAGTCTTTCATCTGCATGTTCAGGTATTGGATTTGTAAATCGTGCAGAAATGATTTATTCTGTTAAAGAGTTTCAAATTCCATTAGAACTCAAAAAGAATATACATCTGTTAGGTGTTGGGTCACATGAAATGTTGACACCTTTTTTTGTATCACCTGAATACTTTGACTTTGTTGAAAATGTTTCATACGATTCATCGACACAAGCTAACTCTTGGTTTTTCTCAAGATACAGAGATACCTTATGGGTTAACACAGATTTAGATAGTCCTGCAACAACAACAAGAGCTTATGATGACCTTTATAGAAATCAATTAGTTCCAGTGTTTTCAGAGTTATTTGAATTGAATAAATCCTATTTTAGTCAATGGAATATACCATCGTTTGATTTTCTAATTCAAGAATGCACTAAGTGGTCATTAGAGAATACAGAAAAGGAACGTTTGTATAATACAGACAAAGGTAAGGATGGTGCAAAACTACTACCATTCTTTTGGCAAATGCAAGTAGTAGAAAATTTTATGACTCGTGTAAATGATATGGTTAATAATCCTTCCAGTGTGCCTAACAGAGGTCTATCTAATATAAAGGACTATAAACAATTTGTGAATGATTGGTTACCACTACAAGGTTCTCAAGACAAATTAGAAGAATCATTTTCAGGTAGTTTGGATGGGTTTTTCTCATGATGTTTGGTAGTGTTTATAGAGTAGTTGAAAATCCTTTTGAACAGGATGCAGCTATAGAACTTATTAGTGGGGAGTTTGAAGGACTCGTTTATCAATATGGTAAGGTTCAGTTTGAAGAGGGTAAACCAAATATAAATTTTCAAAGAACCATCAGACGGTTACCAAAGTCAGGAGAAGAGATAGACAATCTACTAAATAATATGGAACTAAATAAATTGATGGGTGACATTCTTATCGAAATCATGCAAGAGCAGATAGAAAGGGAAAAAGAAAAGGATGATAAACCCAGCAGTTAAAGTTGGTGCTGGTGGACTTAGTCATTACCAATGGCGTCATCTTAAAGAAGATGAATCAATTCTTAAAACATATTTAAGAGAGAATGATTTTCAAAATATTGTAGGTATCTACAGAGGTGGATTAATCCCAGCAATAATTGCATCTTCATATACACAACTACCGTTAAGTATTGTCGGGTTTCAAACAAGAAATGGTAATGATAAGAATCCATATTGGATACACGACATTAGAGTTGAAGGTAGAACACTTGTATTAGATGATATGTATGACTCAGGTCTTACACTTGATACAGTTTTAGATTTTATACCCAATAGTTTGGGTTTTACATTAACAGCTACTGAGAGTAATGAGATAAATGATAAAGTCACTTTTGCAAGATATCATTTGCAAAAAACAGGTTTTTACTTTCCGTGGTAAACATAAATATAGGACAACTATGAATAGAGAAGCAGTATTTAATCAACTTAAAATTGATGAAGGGGTGGTAAATGAGGTTTACCTTGACCATTTAGGTCTACCCACATTTGGAGTCGGTCATCTTATCCTCGAAAGTGATGAAGAATTTGGAAAACCTGTTGGAACTCCAGTCAGTGAAGAAAGAGTTAAGGAGTGTTTCGAAAGAGACCTCGACACAGCAATCTCCGAATGTGTTGCACTATACGGAGAAGGTTTTACAGACTGGCCAGATGAAGTTCAACAAGTTATTGTAAACATGATGTTTAACATGGGACGAACAAGATTAGGTGGATTTAAAAACTTTAGAAAGGCATTAGAAGAAGGAGACTGGAAACGAGCAGGAGTCGAAGGACGTGACAGTAAATGGTATAGACAGGTTACTAATCGTGCAGAAAGACTCATGTCAAGGTTAGAAAATGTCTAATATCAAAGCTCTACGATTAACAACTGGTGAGGTTGTTATGGGGTTCCACAACCAAACATGGAATGGTAACCACAAATTAGTAGATGTTAAACAATGTCTAGTAAATATCACTGAAGGGAGAATGGAAGTTAATCTTGCAGATTACGTTCCATTTGCAAAAGAATACAATTTCACATTTAAAAAAGACATGGTTATGAATGTCTTTGAAGTGAAACCACAGTTAGAAACAAATTACAAAGTGTCTACAGGAAATCAAAGAGGAAGATAATGCAAGCACCACTAACAACAGAAGTAGAACAAACTGCATTTACTATAGATAAAACTTATTCAGAAGACGATATCTATAGGTTTAATGTTTATCTACAAGAAGCAATTGATGATGGAACTGAGACAGTTGTAGTTGAGGCTTACTCTAATGTAATGTTATTATCAAGTATAGAAGATACAACATTTCTTGAAAAAAGAACACAACTACAAAATATGATTTCTACTAATGGGTGGTCTGTATTAGAGATAATGAATATAGTTGAGTAGGATAAGATTATGAAAGATGAAATAGTTAAAGCTTTAATTGCACATGCAGATGCACACATTACGAAACATAAGATGAATGTTGAGATTCATCTTAAAAATCCAATAGGGGTTGCAGAACACTCCGACCATTTAGAAACAATCGAAAAAGAATTAGAACACATTGCACACTATGAAGATATGAAAGATGTTCTAAATAAACACTTCGGAACACCACAAACCACATTGACAGAATCCTAATACTGTAGTATCATTACAGTATGGATTTCTACACAAATGTCTGTCGCACACGTGACAAAATACTCGTAACAGGATACAAAGGCAACACAAAACAAAAGTTGTCAGTATCTTATCGCCCTAAACATTTTGTTCGTTCTAAGAAAGGTGATACACCTTATCGTTCATTAGATGG